ATAACTAAAATTTTTTTAAAAATTATTTATTTTTATTTTATTACACGATTAAAAACATAACTCATCGTGTCCCTATATGGATCAGCAACTGATCCTGGAGTAAACCCCAGGAATTTATCGAGATATTTTCTCTCTAAGTACTGGGACATGGCCTGATTGATCTTAAGATCAATCTCCGTGTTAGACCCCTGAGATATTAGGAACAGCATACTCAATGCCTTCCGCTCGAACTTACTAAACTCTTGTTCGCCCATTTTGCGGGTGCGCAATGCAATACCAGCTTGATGGACAAATAGGTCAGGGTCCGAGAAATCTCTGAAGCGCGGGCGATCAGCCAGCCACTCCAGAGCCTTCGTCACCGACACTGCTGCATTCGTTGGGTGCCACCAACTCTCTCCGAGTTTGGCAACAAGTTCCGTATTGGTATAACCCTCTGTAATATCAGGGTACAACCACCGGGTGTCTTCCAAGTGATAACTATGGAAGTCCCATTCGGACACCAGGAACAGGCCCAAGATACCTGGTTCTCGTAAAGCAGGATTCTGCTTATCGAGCCACTCCAGGTACACGCCCGAGGCGTCATCATTCCACTGGTATACATCAATAATTTCTCTTAATATACTATTAAGGAAATCTTGAATAATACCAGTAGAAGACTCTCGGGTCACCTTCTTCGGAAGTAAGGTATCTTCACGCAGCATATCGCCATGTGCCAATAAGGCGGTTGAACCGGCGAAAGCCGACAACCACCCCATAATTGGTACGTTTGATATCCCGAAGCTAGATTTAACACTAGCTGAAGGACTCAAAAAGGAGATAGCAGCGCGAAGACCATATCCATTGAGAATACCTCGTCGTGTGTTTGCACACGCGACAAGGTATTCACTAGGATATAGGAAATACCTAACGGCCTTCGCGAGCCATCCATTACCGTCAGAATTCCACCAATCGCGATCGAGCAATCGTATCGCACGCTGAACTCGAGTAGAACTATCACGTATTGTGATATCCTCCTTGAGCGAAGCAGGTGAAATCTCCTCACCTTCAAACCACGTACGTGATAAGAAGTTGAAGAGAGCTGAAGACACAAATGACTTCGTAAGAGATATGGGAATCATGAAGATATTCGACAATTCAACATATTTCTTTCCGATAGGCGAAGAGCTAGAGGGTTCAGCAATGACGACGTCATCGCCCGTAACCCCGTAACTCGTTAGGCAATTACCACTTAAAAGCCAAGAAGCAAACTGGACCCACGAATGATTCCACAATGCAAGTAACGCGAAAGATCCTAAACAGCCCATTGGCTGTCCACGGGTGTACCGTACCGTTTCCGGAACTACATCCTTACTATCAGACGACAAGATCTGGGATACACCTTTAACGGTGAATTCACGATCTGTCATAAGCGCCAGGACGTCCTTCGCCATATCTGCTGCCTGAGCAGTATGTCCATAGAGCTCCTCCAGAAGAATCTGGTAGAGCTGGACAGGTATACTATCAGTAGCCGCAGAGATATCGAGAGAGGACCATGTAAATCCAACCCAAGCCGATTTGGCTTGGTTCTTAAGCCAGCTCATGAGAGAGGTTTGACTATGGGTTCCATCTTGCTTAATGCTTTTCAGCACAAGAAAGATGTCATCGTGGAGAGGTTTTAGCACTCTTTGTGAAAATATATCAAAGATTGCTATAGCTCTTATCTTACCTGCCGGTTCAGGCAGTAAGTGCACGACAGAATGGTGTCGGGGTTTCCCGACACGCTTCTTAACAAGCCCAAAGCCGTCCTCAACATGGCGCTTCCCGACATCAGTAATGTCGTATACCTCTAGTGGGATGCAGAAATGCATAGCCACATAGATGATATTACGGATTATCGAGACTCGGGGAGTACCATCCTTAACTGATTCATCGTTCACAACACTAACGTGCTGTTCATAAAGTGCCCCGGCGTCATCTGCCACACGGTTTACCGCTGGAGCCCCATTGGGCCCAGCCGAAACCGGGGTGAAGAATTGACCGGGTACAAATTTAGGAATAGCCCTAATTCCACCACATATCTTCGGGATGAAGATGGTGCGTAGGAACTGTCGATACGATTCGAACATCTGAGTTTGTACCAAGTCAGGTATTAACTTAGGTGTCTGAATTGACGCGACGGCCTTTCTGAGGTTGTAAGGCATTTGTATAACTTTATAGATATAGAAAATGCTCATCCAAACACGGATGACTTTCTTCGACCGCTGGCGAATGCCATTGCGGGCGTGGAGAGGCAACCAAGCAGGAAGGTAGTTAGTGAGACGAACGGGATAAGTAAAGGCATCAGATTTAAGCTTAGCACCAGCTAAATAGGATTGGACGAATAACATGGAAGTCTTTAATCGGAGTACAAGACCACTAGTCCCCTGTGTGTTTAACACATGGGACAAGTACTTAGAAACGACGAGAATGTCGGAGAAATAACCTCGAGTTGTTGAAGGTAATGCTGCCCAATGACCGACGGCCAAAGACCAGCGTTTAACCAACCCCGGGAGACCCTTACGGATCTTCTGGGTGTCGAACATAGTAGATCCACGCGCGAGAAATGCACGATAACTACGTGCAATACGACTTAGCATTCCACGCCAGAATATAGCGTGTCCCACCCCCATTACTGGGGGGGAATTTTCAGGTTTCGGTGCTTCGATCTTATCATCTTTGGGCTTTTGATCATATGGAGATGCCAACACGGCAATCTGTGTATCATTAGACAAAGCGATTCCGGATAATTTGAGGTATTCCTTTTTCGTAAGATAAAGGATGTCCCGAGGATTCTCAGGATCGACTACCGCATACTGCCCAGAAGCCACAATCATCCAATCGACTCTCCAAATGAGAGGGTGACGAAGATTTGGCACACCTAGTACAGGTGAACTGGTGAAGGAGCGAGGTCTGATAAGACAACCCGGCTTAACGGTATTGCCTACTCTCAGAACGTACACGCTGTACAATGAGAGAGTTACTAAGTTGTAAGTGACGATTATGTTATTCATATAATATAATTGCACCACAGCAGGTTGCAGTAAACTGTGACCCTGCCCATGGTGGGCATTTCCAACCGGATGTTTCCACCCATGGTGCTACTAACTTGCTTGTCCATTTCTGGATGCGAGTTCGGCTGTGCAACCCTAGCTATTAAAACCTTTCACACAGAGATATGGGGCTTTCCCACACCAACTGTGATCCTGCGTTCTAAATTAGAACTCACGTGAGCTATGGTGTTGGAGTCCATAATTCCCACTGTCGATTCTTGCGACGCTGTGAGTCTAAGCACATCACCCTATTTGGGGGCTATCCGGGTTTATAGGATAGTACCAATTCTGACTGGAGAATTCCGCGACAGACTTAGTCTGGAACACCTCTACAGGT